TAATATTAATTCCCAGCTTGCTGATGCTCTTATCAGCTTGCGGAACAGACCCAATCGTAGCCAAAGCTCCAGTAATGGACAAAATGGAACTGGGACAGCCCTTTCTGCCGAGGATGCAGAATTTCTTATTAGGGAAGCTTCCAGAGCAGACCAAATAAGAACTGGATTAGAAGCTTGCTATGCTCAATATGATGCGGTAGCTAAATGATTTATTCTAAAAATGGGCTTCATCTTACAGAAAGTTTTGAAGGATGCAGACTTACTTCTTATCCTGATCCGGGAACTGGTGGTAGCCCTTGGACTGTTGGTTATGGGCATACTGGTTCTGATGTTCATCCCAATATGACCATAACTCAAGAACAAGCTGAAGAATTATTAATGCAAGATGTTCAAAAATCAGAAATGACAGTAGCTAATAAAATACATACAGACATAACTCAAGATGAATTTGATGCCCTTGTAGACTTTGTTTTTAATGTTGGAGCAGGAAACTTTGCTGGTTCTACCCTATTAAAAAAAATTAATGCTGGCGATATGAAAGGTGCGGCATTAGAATTTGAAAAATGGGATATGGCGGCTGGTCGTCACATGGCTGGACTACTTAGGCGTAGACAAGCTGAAGAAAAATTATTTGATGGGCTGGTATGACCGATATTTACGATATGGCTTCAGACAATGAAGAACGGGATCGGGATTTAGCTATTCAAATTGCTCGTTCTAAACCCAAAAATCATTCTTTTACTGGGCGTTGTTTATATTGCAATGACAATATTGTTAAAGGGTTATTTTGTAATGCCTTTTGCCATACCGATTATGAATCGGAGCAAGTTATTAAAAAGCATCAATGGCGATAGATATACAACAATATACTAAGTATAAGTATTCGATATTCTTGAATTTAGAATTTTTCTTTAAATAAATCTAGCAATAATGTAAACAATCACAACTGCAAGTAACCACCATTTAAAACTGCCATCAAATACCCAGTTTATAAAGTTCATTTTTTTTCCGCCTTTCTTAGTGCTGACATTTTTGCAACAAGTGTTGTTTTCTTTTTTACTTCGTAAACTTCAACCCTGCCTTCTTCTCTGTATTGTTGTGCATAACCCATAGCCGTATCTAAATCAGTAGCTCCAGCCACCCAAGAACCAGCACAATAAACTTCATAGTCTGTGTAGTAAATCATTTCTCCTGTTCCTTTCTTAGTATCATTAGGAAATCTTGCACATCATTTACCGCCTCATCGTTACATGATGAACGCAATAAATCTTCTGCCCACTTTAAAATCCCAATTAACTTTATCTTTTCCTCATCTGTTAGAGTCTTTGCTGGATGGGTATAGAGTGGAATCCTATCTAACTTGACTACTGTTGGTGTTTCCCATAGCGTTGGCTTATCCCACTCTAGCCTACGCTTTTCTACATTTATCCACGCTACTGGTTCATTGTTCATTATCTTTAAGCCATCCAAAAAAAGGGATTGGTTCATCCGCTTCAAGTATTTTTACCGCCATTTGAGGAAGCTCCCCTATTCCACAAGGGACAATAGGGGTTTTATACAGTTCTTTTTCAGCTTCTTCTCTGTCGCTGGTGGTAAAAGTTGTCATGCGTAGTCTGCTGTCTTTATAAGTAATAGTTGAATACAAATCTGTAATTCTTGAACTGCATCATAGATTGGTTTATAGCCATTGATATGAGCGTTATTATCCAGTATTTCTATGTGACTAAGTAACTGTCTTGCGTGTTTAATATCGTGTGAAAGGTCGTTCATTTTTTATATCCTCTAGCGTATAAAATAATAATTAAGATAAAGCCAGCTATTACCAAAAAGGTAAATAGCATGGCTATATCGTTCATTTAATGCGTACTACTTTTGCCCTTTTTAAAACACTTTCGTACTGGGCTTTTGCTACATCGTCTAACTTCCGCAAAGGAAGCTCTTGGTAATACTTGTACTTTGCCTGATACTCAGGCTGTTCGGAAGGGCGAACCCATCCGTACTGTTTGATCCAGCGTTCTTCGATGTCAGTCCCGCTTGCTGTCCAAATATGTTCGTTCATGTTATCTCCTAATTAAACTAATAAAAGGTCTAAAGCTTGGTTTTTAGCGCGTTCGCCAGCCCCAAACCATGCGCTATTAAGTCGCGCATCGTCTGATCTTGTAGGGTTAAAATGGTCGTAATATTCTGTAACCGCATTAACCATACCCCATTTGGTATGACCTACTAACTCAATGCCTTTAGCTTCTTCATTAAAAAGCGCCAAAATCTTTTTATATGCTCGATTGGTGGTTACGTCATATTCTTCATCAGCTAATTGAACTGAAGTAGCCACTAAAAAACTTACAAAATCTTTTGCTTCTTCAGCGCTTAACTTTGCTTTTTGCAGATGTTTTGCCATTTCCATAAATGAGCCAAAGCTCTCCACCGCATTACCAAGTTGGGCTTTAACCGCTACATGGTCAAATTGCTGAATATGGCTAAATGACACTTGGTTCACATCGCGGTTAACCGCCGCTGTAAGGGTGTTATTACACACTACGCGAACTGTTGTGAACCTAGCAGTAGTAGCTAGTGTCTTGTCGCAAGAAGTAGATAGCAATAAGAAACCGCCGATGCCATCACCTTTGCAAACTTCGCCAAACTTACCTGTTTCAGCTAATGCCCACATCCGTTTGCCACCCATAAGAGTGCCAGCCGTGTGAATCTTAAAGCCGTTCTCTGCCACTAAATCACGGAAGAACCCAAGAACTTCTCTAGGTTGAACTGGTTTATAACGATTTGATACAACAGACAATGGGGTATTGTCGTCAGAACGATACAAAACACTTTGCCCTGAATAAATTTGGTCGTTGCCTTGTGCATTAAAGCGAACAGGTGAACGCTCAATGCTCCAATCCATGCCAGCGGCTACTTGCCATTGTTCAATGCTTGCGCCTTCTTCAAGCTCTTGCCCTAGCTTATGCCAAGGGGTTTCACCTACAAAAGCCATTTCAACAAATCCGTTACTACGTTGCGTTAATTCATGTGCCATGATTTTTCCTCTAGTTAATCATTTACTACTTTTCCAGTTGCCTCAAAATTAAGGTATCTGTAACACTATCCAATATTTCACGCGCTTTAGCTATCGCGTCATAACTGGGTTCTACTTTAAATATGACAATTACTTCTGGTGTCATATATGCCGTTGTGCCATCAATCAGCATCTTTTCAACTTCGTTCATTTTTTAGTGACCGCAAATAACTCTACGCGTTCTCTTGCTACTCGCAAAGTGTTGTATCGCTGATGTAGACGTTGCAAAATAGACCAGCGCTTTTCATTTTTCTTTTCTGATTTAAGCAATTCCAATACTTCTTCTTCTCCAAGATTAGACAAAATAGTCGTCAAAGTTCTCCAACTATAGTCACTTGCTTTAGGTGTTTGTTTAATCCAATTCATTTTTAATTCCTTTCAAAGTATGCTTACTGTAACAGATTTATTGGTAATGCAACAGATTTATTTAAGTTCTTCAATTGCAATGTCTGAAATAGCCCTTTTATCAGCTAAAGCCGCCCAAATACGTTCGTCAATCGTTTTATTTGTTAATAGAACATAGCACCAGACATCGTGCTTTTGCCCACCCCTATGCAATCTGCCTATGGTTTGCTCAAACAATTCTAAGCTCCAAGGCAAAGATACAAACACCATCTTGCTACCACCATGCTGAAGATTTAAGCCATGCCCAGCGGACTTGGGGTGAATCAATAACAACTCAATCTTGCCCTCATTCCAACGCTCTATAGCCTTATAGTCATTGATTGTCTGGGCGTGAGGGTAGCGGCGTTTAAGTTCTTCTAGTTCTTCTTTGTAGTTGTAAACAAGTAACGTATTAGCGTGTTGATTCTCTGATAAAAGATCGTCTAATGATTCAAATCGGTGATCTGAGAACCATACCGGTGTTTTAACTGAATCAAACTGCCCTGCGGTACTAGAGGGTGTTCGTTCTGTGTGATAACAAAAGCCTGATGCCATCTGTTGTAGCTTCTGAGTTACTACAGCCGAATTAGCCGCAATAATTTGCGCTTCTGGAAATTGGTAAACAAAGTCCCTTTTCATTTTTTCGTATGGCTCGCGGTCTGACAAACTACAACGTATCTCTACTGTATGCAAAGGTGGGAGCTTGTCTTTATACTCGGCTGACTCTAATAAGAAGGTGGCTGGGCGAATCTTCTGCATCACGGCTTCTAATGCGCCCAGCCGAGGTTGCCAATCGCCGAAGTCACGATTGACACACACAAAGTACTGCTGTAGGAACGCTCCTTTGCTCCTACCTAATAGGGTTTGATCTATCACTTTGCATTGACCAAATACATCTTCTAAACCATTAGATGTAAAAGAGCCGGTTAATCCCCAGCGAAACTTAAAACGATCAATTACTTTAAGTAGGTGTTTATACCTAGTACCAGAAGGATTTTTGAGCTTGGTCAGTTCATCAAATACGATGCCATCAAACCCTGCTAAATCGGGCAAGGTTTGGATATTGTCGTAATTGGTTACAACGATCTGCGCTTTGGATTTGAAGGCTTCTTGACGTTGTTTAGGCGTTCCTACCGCTATTGCCATGTTCATCTTGGGAGTCCACTTAGCCAACTCTTGCGCCCATACATCGGTGCAAACCCGTTTAGGCGCAAGAACAAGCCAGCGATTGACATGATGGTCGTTATATAGGGCTTGCATAGCGGTTAAAGCGATGGCAGTTTTACCAGCGCCAACCGATGCAAGAATCATTGCCCTATCGCGCTCATATAAGAAATCAACTGATTGCTCTTGATAATCGCGTAGTTTCATAGCTTTATACCTGCCGCCCATTCATTAATGGCTTCGGCGGTGTTCAGCAACACATATTGTTGCTTTAACGCAACCATTGATTCTGCAAATAATTCTTGCATAGGGGATACAACCCCACCTTTAGGACGCTTCAATTCCACAAACCACGTTTCGCCATTGGGTAAGCAAGCAATACGATCTGCTACCCCACGTTGCGTAGTAGTCTTGAATTTAAAGGTTCTGCCGCCCATTATTTCCACCTGCCATATAAAGTAATTTTCAATTTCATGTTCTTTTAATGCTTTTGTTTTTCTTGTCATTTTGTAAATATATCATAAAATCTGTTGCGTAACGGATTTGTTTGTGTGTATACTGGACGTTCTAAATAAATTAATGCTAAAGATAAAGGTTAAAAGATCATGGCTAATCACTCATCTATCGTAGGCGGATCAACCGCTTCACGCGTTATCAACTGCCCCGCATCGGTGGCATTGGTAGCCAAGATGCCTCCCCAAAAATCTAGCAAATACGCTGATG